CAAATCTATAAACATTAGACTAAAGTAATAAGCATGAGCAATGAAAAGTCCTGTAGTTATTATATAATAATAAATTTTACTAACTTTTATTGCTTTTTGTTTATTGATCATACTTATTAATAATTTATTTTTACTAAAATTATTATACCAATTTTTTGTAATTATTACAATAGCCAAATAAGTTACTGTAATACTTGCAATTATATTATAAACAGCATTATTACTAAATTGCTGTATTGTTTGTTCATTTTGTAATAATGAAAATGTAATCCAACGTCCGCCCCCGTACCAAAGTAACATCAAAAAAGCAAGATATTTATTTAATTTATTTAACATCTTTCAACCTCAATTTTTGCAATATTTTGATAAAAAAAAAACTTTCTTGGTAGCATAAACTAATATTTAATATATAATAAGTAGTAATTAATATATCTAAAATCACATAAAATAAATTAATAGTTGATGGGTCTTTTAAATAATCAAAAGTCATTAATCCTACACATGCTAAATTGTATAAAAATAATCCTAAACTTAACATGTAATATGTCTTGTTTCTTTCTTTTGAAAACAATGTTATGCTCAAATAGCCAATGCTAATAAAAGCAATCAATAAACTTGATGGATTAAATAGCCATTCTATGCTTAATTGATTAGTGTTTGCTAACATCACCCAGCGAATTGCTAAATACCAAATCAATAATATTGCTGTAAAAAATCTCATTATGTTTCCTTTTTAAAAATGAGAAGCCTCCGAAGAGGCTGTTAAGTTAAATTAAAAATAAAGTTTTACTAAAAATTAATTGTAATTTATCCAAAGTATTGATATCTTGTATGTTATTAAACACTACTAAATAAGTATTAACTAACGGCGTAATTCTTTGTACATACTCAAGCATATTATCAAGATTGTTTATCCAATTAATAGGAAAAGATATTGCTATTGTTATATTAGGATTAATTGCTTTATATTTTGTATAAAAATCTGTAGTTAGTGCAACTTGCTCATCTACCGTTCTTATTGTGGCATTATCACCTTGAAGTTCTTTACAAAATATATAATTTGCTCTATTTAATAAATCAGCATTAATATCATCAGATAAATTATTAATTGTATATAAAGTTGTCATAATTATTTCTCCTTAAAATTTAATATGAAAATATACAAATTCAGTCGGTTGCATATTATTATGCGGTTGCCCACCACCTACATTATTTGTGTTATATTGATTAGCTCCTGTATCTAAACCCTGCCTATTGCTAAACACATCGTTAGCGTCATAATCGTTAAATACATAACCTTGTACATAGTGATTATGACTTGGCATTTGATTAATAGTCAATGTATGTGTTTCAGCACCTGTAAATTTACCTATACCGTGGCTTGTACTTGCATTTGCTAATACTTTGCCTTGATAATCAGGCACATTGAATGTAGTAGCACTTGATACATTTCCAATTGTCAAAAACATAGTATGTGTACCTGATTGTGTACCGCTTGTTGCTATATATGTACTAGTAATTAAATTGGCATAACTAGTTGCTAAATTAAATGTATTAGCTCCTGTTACATTTATCCAATATGTGGTATTAGCAGATAACCCTGTAGGTAATGCACCTGTTGTTGTAAAGTATATTTTTTGTCCTGTAGTTAGCCCATGGTTAGTTAAGGTGATAACAGCAGGCGTTGCAATGCTTATTGTAGCCGTACTTTTTTCTGTATTTAATAAATTGAATAATGCAGAATATTCACTTCGGTTGTAACTACTGCCATTACACAATAAATAACCACCTAGATTTGGTGCTACATTTTGAATAATGGTGCCAGTTGGTACATTATCTGGAGTAGTATTTAATACCATATTTAATTGTTCTATAATAACATAACTTCTAGTTGAAGTTGGTTGAGTAGTACCACTTCCAGTGTCTCTTATGCTTACAGATGTTGGACTTGTTACAGAAATAGTTTCTATTAATATATTAGATGTATTCCAATTTGAATTATTATCCACAGTGGGGATAAACAAATCTTGTCCAAAGAATGAAGATGTTGTTTCGTTGTACCATTTAATAGTTGCTTGTCCCGTTGCAAAACCAATTTGCCAGCACCCAGTTAGTTTGTAAATGCCAGGTTGTAACAATATTGTATTATTAGTTGGATTTAGTGTTATGTTTGAACCAATCAATCTACTAATTATACCTAATTGTAATCTTCTTGAACCATCCCAAACATTCACTCCCGCAGGTGGTAAAAAATGTCCAACACTTTGCGTCGGTGAATTATTTTTTAATACTGCATTATTTGCCATAGTTAAATCTCCTCTATAATTAAAACAGGATAAGACTGACTGAGTGTAGTATATACTCCAGTACCCACCGCTCCTATCCTTTCGCAAGGATTAGATACCCACTTAGTTTGTTCTAGTTGAACTGTTGTATTTGCATTTGCATTAATAACAACTGCGTATGCTAACATTGACCCAGCTGTGCTGTCAGCAGTTGATGATGCATAAGTACCTCCGCTATTACTAACAGGAGTTGTACCGGTTATTTTAATACTATACTGTAAATGTGGATTATTGAGTGCTGCGGGGTCACAAAATGGCACCATAGCAGTAATTTTATAATTACGATTTGCTGTTAAAGTTGCCGTCCATGTAGACGTATCAAACGATACAGTATTACCTAACAACAATCTTTGATTATCTAGCCTAATTAATTGCCCTGTTGCAATATTTGCACCTTGTGCTACAGTTAAAGAAGCAATTAAATAACCTTTTACTCCTGTTGTATAATCTACAGATGAAGGGCGATATTGCAATATTATACCCGTAGTAGTTGATATTGCTTTTAAAATAGGGTTACTAAATCCAGATGATGGTTCAGTTGCTGTCAATTGCCCCGCCGTTGCATTACTAACAAAGTAATATTCACCAGCAGTTAAGGTAGTTGTACCGATAACATTCGTCCAGTTTGCTAAAGTTAAAACACCGATTTGTGTAGTAACAATACTATTCACACTTGGGATACTTGATATTAATTCTGTAGCAAGAGTTGATGCAATATCAGACCTTGCTAATACTAAATTAGTACCATTGTAATACACCGCCTTACCAATATCAGCACTTGTAAAACCATGTCCTGTAATATTATAAGTGTTTGTAATTGCTGTGCTACCACCAGCACTTGCTGTATTTAATTGTTCCCATGTACCCGCAATTGTAGTATTATCTACTAATTGAAAATATATTTCACTATTTGATGCAACTGTGAATATTGAAGTACCTGTATTGTCAGTAATACCAACTGTGCCAGTGCTTTTATTAATAACTCTGTATTCTTTACCTTCTAGCAATTTTAAAGAATTTGGTAATTTTATAGTATGAGTTGTAGTCCCCGTTATTCTGATTTTACTATTGCTATTAAAATCAAGAGAAGTAACACTAGCAGATGCTACAATCTCCAGTGGTTCAATTGTAATACCAATTGTATTTACACCATCTTTTATTACTGATAATGCTTTTTTAAATGTATTAGGGCTACTTCCTGTTATTGTATTAACTACAAACGAATGCATAGCAAACGAAGAATTGCCAAAAGTATAATCAATAACAGTGGCTGAACCACTTGCTATCTCATAACTAGCCCTTGCTCGTTCTTGTGCTCCTGAACTTCCAGACCATATATTTGTTTGATTTGCCCCCTCGGTAGCCACTTGGTTTATTGTGCCAAGCAAACTAACTACAAAATCACCTACCGCAGTCGGTGTGCCTACCGCATTATATAATATACTTGCACTAGTTACTTGATTGTTATTAAATGCAGTCAATACTTTAGCCGTTGGTGTAGTCTGATTTACATTAGTAAAATTGATTGCTTTAGCTACTACTGAAGTTGTATTACTAAGCGTAATAACAATATTAGCCGTTGTTTGTGCGGGGGCAACCAACCCCCAACTTTCTACCTTTTGAGATGTAGATGATGTTCTATTAATTAGTGTCATTGCTACACCATTGTAAGTAACACTATTCGCTTGTGCTGATGCCCCGCAAGATAATTGCACCACTAAATATCTATTACTACCCGTTGGCACTGTATGGCTAATTGTTAGTGAGTTTGTATTTGTACTAGCCCCAGTCGAACTAACAGCACCCAATACCACTCCACTTGCCTCACCACTTGCAGAGTAAAAATTAATATCACCTGAACCACCACCACCTGTACCGTTTGGTGCATATATGTTTATATTATTACCAATTGCATCATTGCCAGTTTTTGCTGTACCTTTTATAATTACATCTACACCCGTGCTGTCTGTCTCTTTTGTACCAAGAATAATATCTTGATTAGCATTTGTCAATAAATAATCAGATTGTTTAGGATATATAAATTCCCAAGTACCATTTGCTGTGCTGTTATCAAGTAATACAATATTTATATATAATGAAGCATTTAAAGTATAAATTACTGTAGATGCATCATTAAATATATTAGTGTTACCATTACTGTTATTTAATATTGTATATGTAGTACCTTCAGTCAATAAAGTCGCATTAGGTAACTTAATACTTTGAAAGTTTGTACTATTTGCTAATATTTCTATTAAACCGTTGTCATTTGCTGTTAGTGTGGTTGTAGAACTAGTAGCTGTAATTTCTCGCTTTTGAGTAACAAACATCTTACTTTCAATACCCTGAGGTGTAACTTTAGCCATTACCAAAGGTGTATTTGCTGTGCTACCACTTGCACCCCCAATTGATGTTTTAAAATTAATAATTCCAGATGGTTTATTTCCAGTAGAGTTTGGGGCTGTAATATCAATATTAGGTGCTTGATTATCAGCACCTGTCATTTGCTGACCTTTTATTTGTACTGTAACTCCGTTAGCCCCTGTTTCTTGCAACCCAAGAATAATATCCTGATTAGCATTTGTCAATAAGTAATCCGATATTTCTTCTACAAACGGTGTATGTACATGAGATATTGCAGTAGTGCTATTATATTGTATGCTAACAATAATATTTTGTGTATGAGTTGTAGTAGCATATAATTTAACTAACATTCTGTCAGTATTTAGCACTGAGTAAGCCGTTGCGGTTGTCTCTAAATTTAACTCAGCATAATCTAAAGTTAAATTATTGCCATTGGGATTTGCTGTAAATAATAAAGTAGATGTGTTATCAGCACTATATTTCCACAATTCAGCATATATCTTAATAACATCACCAGTTGGTATTTTATCAGCCTTGGCTTTTATATTGAAATTCCACAACCCTGAACTTAGACTAAATTTATTAAGTGGTACTGTAATAAATTGTTCTATTAATAATGTATTGTTATTAACAGTAATGTTTTTTGTTGTTAAAGTACCATTAGGTGGTATTGCAGTTAGTGTTTTATATGTTGCTGAGTTTATTGTAGTATCAGTTGCATTTAAATAATAAATTTGTCCCGTGCCAACTCCACCGCCGTTATTTAATCTTGTAATTATTTCATCAAGTGTTGTTTTTATACTTTTTGTATTACTATATTTAATTAAATGTGCAAGATTTGTATTCATAACAACTTCATTTGTTGAATTGTTATTATATACTTGCACATAATCCCATCTATTACTTAATTCTATAACACTTGTAGAACCATTAATTGTGTCATTAATTGTGTCATGAAAAGGCTCTACAAATACTTTGTATGCTGTATTATCAGTTTTTATTACATGAATATAACCAAAAGTTTGATAAACTTCTTGACCTATCGGCGTTGAAGATCGTGTCCACGGCAATGTTATTGTAATATCTTTATTTTGTATACTGCAATCTACGTATACAATCTGTCCCCAACCAATCAATGTTTCATCATCAGTAAAAATCACAGGTTGTAATAGTTGTCTTTCATAAGGTGTTGACATATTATGTTATCCTCGTATAAACGTTTGGTTCGGTTGCTATAAATTCAACATTATCATATTGATTTTTCAAAACATAACTAGTTGAAGTATCCCCATTTTTTATAATAACTCCTGACGGAGATTGAATTGTGACTTTATTATCACTGTTGTCGTATTTAATAATTTTATATTCTGTTTTAACATAATCATTATTAAAATCAACAGCAGGTAATGTATACACTATTGCCCCTGCACTTGCGTCTAATTCAATAAGCTTTATAATAGTATAATTACCACCGCCTCCTCCACCACCACCGTTGCCGCCGTTACCTATATTATTACCAATTGGCATTTTACACCTCCACATTCATTAAACTAGTTTGTAATGCAACCCCCACCGCTGCCGCCGTTGCTGATTTTACTACTCTATAAGTACCTGCACTTAAATAAATATCAAGTCCATTCGTTTTTGTTGTCAATTGAAAAAGTGTATCATTTGCCCTATAGTTTACCCAAGTTTGAGAAGCAGGGCAATATATCTGAATTGTAACAGTTTCGGTTGTTGCTAAATTATCTGCTGTTATAAAACCAAGATGGTTAAAGTTTACACTAAAACTATCACTTGTTGCCTCAGCAGTTTGTGGTATTATTAATATTTTTGTAGACATATTTTATCCTTTTTAAAATTGAATTCTATTTGCATAAAATGTTATATGAAATCTACCTTCACCGCCAGGGGCGGTGCTAGACCAATTTAACCTATTTCGTTCAGGTATATTTTGATTAGAATATCTTACACTGCATAATGCTGGGAAAAGTTGATTTGGATAAGTAACAGTACCGCTCCCAAAACTTTCATTTGCGCCCAAAGCTTGTCCGAAATCAATAGTATTTGTAAATATGCCTATGGTCTCTAAATCGATACTGCTGTTAGTATAATTGAATACTACAAAATCAAAATGTACTAAATAAATTAAGTCGCTAATACCTGCGTTTTGATTAAAATTGATTTTAATTGCGGTTAAATGCCCTGTTACATTACTAATTACAAATTTTGTTTTAAATATTGGGTTGTTATTAACTTCAAAATTATTGGTAAGCACGTTAAAAACATTTGTATCTATTCTTACATTAGAAACAGTGTCAGTTATGCTTGGAAAGTATAATCTTTTAGGTTCTTGATTTTGTGATACATTATTTGTGCCAAGTATTGTATTTGCCTCAGTCAATGTTTTACCAATTACAGGTAATACAGTGCCAATTCCCTCAATACATACATCAGACAGATAAAAAGGATTTAGCCAATCTGTGGGATGTGATATAACTTTTAAAACAATAAAAATATAATCACTTGGTTTTTCTGATATAACTCCTAAATTACCACCATAAGTTTTTATTTCTAAAACAGCACTACTATAATTATTTTCTAATAATATGTTTGTAGTGTATTTATCTAATAAAAATTGTGCGTTTTGAAATTTATACCTTGGGTTACCCGTAAAAGATAAAGAATACATTGCACCATTACCACCACTATTTTTCAATGCAAATTTAATTTTTACATTATAAACTCCTACATCTGTAACTCCCACAGTTGGCGACTGTAATTTACCACAATAAACTACAATTTCAGTGCCATTTGTAGTAAAATCACCAGTTATGGGGATTTCAGAAATGCTAATATAATCAGACAACTCAGTAAAACCCCAAGATACACCATCAATTTTATCAACATCAGTAATAAAATTATCTGTGTTATTATCTTTTAATGAAGTAACAAACCTTTTATAATAATCACTCCACAAAGTAGCACCCGTACTATAGCCTCCCGCTGTTGCTATGTCAGTATTGAATGTATATGTACCTCCTTTGTTAAGAAACTCAATATGTTCGCTGTATAACTTGAATACACCGTTCATTTCAGCACGCTTAATATACTGCCCACCTGTAGCAGGGTCTTGCTCTTGACTTGGGGGAAAGCCTATCTCTTGATTGGCTACAATGTTGCTTGTGGCAACTGGTGGTATAACTACATCGCCAGTTGCAGTTGTACCGTTTGCCCATTTTTTTATAATTGCCATTGGATTTATTAAAGACATTTTATCTCCTTAAAATACTAGATTGTCTTGAATTGTATAACTAACTCCCGCAGGAATTGGTAATACACCATTAATTGAAAAAATATTTATTTCTACAGGTTGTAATTTAAAATTAAATTCTAGTTTTAAAGTCATAACTTCACTTATGTTTTCTTTTACTCTAACCTTTTTAAACATACTAATTTTTTGATAATAATAATTCAATATTTTACTAATATTACCTACACTACCATTGCTTATTTGTGATAAATAAACTAATTGAAGAACCTGTCTATATGCATCGTCAGTTAAATTTTGAATAATTGGAATGCTTGGTTTGTACCAATTACCGTTATTAAAATTAGCAGGTGGGTTTAAAAATGAACTAGTCCCATTATAAAAGCCAAACACCTTACGGTCATTGGGGTCAGTTTTTATCCCACGACTAAAATTTAATATGCGCCCCCAATTGTCTAAACAATCCCCGCTTCCTGTTTGAATGTTAAAGCAATGATTATAAAATTCTTCTTCATCAATTGATAAAATAGGTTTTAATCCATCAATCAATGCTTTTAAATTAGTCGCTTTATCGTATTGAATATACATTTAAATCACCGTTACTACAATATTATCTAAATTAAGCCGTGCCACTTCGTTAATCGCCGTAGTTATACTTGTACCTGTAGGACTTGGGCTTGTACCAATTGTAAGTGCTGTAATTTGATATATGCCTAATTTAACAACTGGGGCATAAAATCTACCAGCATAAAAAGGCTCGCCCATTTGCACAGGCACTGTGCCATCTAATCCGTAAAAATTATTATATATAGCCTGTTTTATACTAGGGATAGTTTCAGCAGTAAAATTATCGTTTATCACAGTTATTGAAATATACGTTTGTATAATATTAGCCACATCAAATTTTGCTGTAAAAATTTCCCATGGATATAAAGGGTCTGTATATGTTTGCGTTATTCCGCCAACCATTCCGCACCCACCTGATTTTTTTTCATATAAAATTTGTGCTACTTGTGGATAATATTGTGTATCCACATCTACACATAAATATATTGACTTAGGTAATACTGTTATACTATCTACAATTAAATTTGTATTATTGTTATTTTCTACAATATTATAATCTTTTATATTTATATTATTTTCGAGTGCTGATATAATAGATTTTAAAGTACCGCTTGCATTTAAAGATAAAGATATTTGCCTTCTTTTTCGTAAAGCAGTATCTGTTTCTCCTGCATTACCTAATGTGCCATCGCTTGAATTGTTTACACTGTCCCAACCTGTTATTTTTTGTAATATCCTATTTACAGTATTAGCATTGCAAGGGATGGCACCATTGTCTTCTGATATAAACAATACGGCTACAGCCCCCGCAGGAGGGATTGTTACACCCGTATCTATTACAAACCTATTCCCCGCTGTATTTAATACAATACTACCAGCAGGGATTACAGTCCCTACAGCACCTGTAATTATGCAACCTACTTGACTTGGCTTTGGTGGCAATCTTGTAATTTGATGTAAAGCACACAGGCTATCAAGATATTTGCCACTTGCAAAAGCAGGGTCATAAACATAACCTCGTAATAAAGCCCTTGTGTCTTCCACATCAATACCAATTAAAGACAATTGTTCCACTAGTTGACCTATCACACTACTTTCAGATAGAGAAGGATTTTTAAATACATTAATAAATACTTGTTGTATCTCTTGAATTATTTGTTCTGCTGTTTTGTTTGTATATGACATTTATATCTCCAGAATAATCGGTTGTGCTTGATTATTTAATTGTATTTCTACACTTAATTTCAATTGCCTATCAGTTGTTATTGTGTAATTAATATTATTAATATTCTTAACTCCATATTCTTTTCGTTGAGTTATACTTAAATAATCATTTTGAGTTTCAATTGCGTTTGTAATATGATAGTTAATTAAATTCTCATCTAACTGAGGATTAGATAAAATCGCAAGATAAGGTATCCCTAAACTTGTTTTCCACCTATATTCACCTATCCAAAATTTCAATGCTGATGTTATATTTTGTATTAATTCATTAGCCCCATCTACAGTAGCCAAATCATTACTATCATTTAAATATATGTCTCCATTTTTTAAAGCAATTCCTGTCATTATACTACGCCTCCTGTATTGCTACCTCCAGATTGCACCCCGCTATGAGTATGTGCCTTGAATGGTGAACCATTAATATTTAAATCTCCTCCATTAGTAGCAATACCGTTACTACTAATTGAAGTGCCTCCACCTGTTACGCTTGTAGCAGCCGTTACAGTGCTTGTAGCCTCTACGGCACCATCCAATTTAATATTAGGTGCTTTTATCGTTGCCAAAGTATTTGCCTCCACTTTTACATTATTACCTTTTACCGTAGTATCGCCAGTTGTTATGATATTGATAGGTTTGTCAGCCCCCGTAATATTTATTCCATCTTTTGTTATTTTAACAAAAATTGACGGTGCTTGTCTACCAATTACGCCTAAAATAATACCGTCATTATGATTAAATAACCTAGCACTAGATGGATTTGACCTTTTCTTTTCTTTTTTTACCGCTGATATATCTCTTTGAGCATATCCCACGACTACAATATCGCCGACCACTGGCTCTACAATAATACCTGCAATGCCACCCCGTATTTCTAATTTGGGTATATTAAATTGAATAGGTGGTTCTTGTGGTACCCCGTCATGCTTTATTAAATAAGTTAAACTCTTAACATCATATGTACCATTTGAATTAATAGCCTCAATCTCACATAATAAAATCGTATTTAATTGTTTTAATTTATTATCAATCACATAATCCCATTGATTTGCTTGATTAAATAATAAGTTCTGATTAATTCCAGTTGCTAATTTCATACATATCCCAACGGGTCAAAATAATTAAGCATTAATTTCATCTCCCACACTTTACCTCTATTTTGCAATACTGCTGTTAATTCATGTATCCACCATTCGCTTGACTTCAAAGTCTCTAAAGTATCAGCATAAGGGTCTTGTATTCCTAAGTCTTGATTAGGTATATTCACATCACCATCGCTTATATTTAAATCGCTAAATGATAATAACTTTACTTTACTGCCCCAACGAATTGATGGGTTAAGTCTTACTCGAATTGATATACCAAATTGTTCTAAAGTAGGATAGCCTAATAATCCATTGTATTTACTAATAGTTAATTCTTGAGTATTAGGGCTTTCATTTAGGTTGTAAACAACCAAATAAGGATCGTCAATTTTATATTGTATCCCCGCTTGTGTAGTTAATTCATCTAATTGTTTCGCCAAACTACCAGAAGTGCTAAAATTCTCAACTTGTAAACTTTCATTAATTTTAAGAGGCTGATATATTAATTCTATTCCTGTACTATTTTTATAATTTGTTAAAATTTCTTTGATTAAATCTTTAACTAAATGAGTATCTTTTGCTTCTAAATTTGGTAAATCAGTATTACCTTTTGCAAACAAATCTTGAGAAAATATTTTAAATGGACGACTTGGATTATTTCTATCTACCATTGCTGTATAAATCTGCCCAGAATACACCAACGGTGGTAACCCATCATCATTTAATTCGTAACCTGCATATATTTCAATTTTATTACTTGGTAAATAACTACCTGTTCTAAATTGTAATTTTGTCAATTGCCTTATGTCACTATTTTGCATACCGTAAATTACAGCCGTAGCATTTGTAATCATCATCCCTGAACTTTTTGTATAAATCACTTCCATCGTTAATCCATTAGGACTACCGTCAATTAATTTTGTATTAGATTGGGTGCTTTCAAACACACCTTGGTCTAATTTAAATTTAACAAATAAATACCTAGTAGGCAATTCAGTATTCATTATTTATCCTTATAATTTAAAGTGCAAGTTATCCCAAAATTATTATAATTAGGCTCGCTCCCTGCTGTGTCATAAAAAAATAAATCACCTTTGAGGGTATTGTAATACCTATTAATAATAATCTCATTATTACATTTTATACCTGTGTCATATATTACATTATCAATCAATAAATCACAAAATAAATTATTGTTTTTTGTATAAAAAATTATTTCTATTGCTTGTTGGTTAATAATAGTTCTAACTTTTTGATTAGGTATTCTGCGTAAAGGTATTTCTCTTATCATGTTGGATTAACCTCTTTCGTTGTTGTCTTTGATGTAACAGTGCCACCATCTTTACTCGCTCCATCTTCTGGGTCTTCTATTTCATCATCAGGCAACCCATCAGCATTATTATTGCTAATTCTAGCCTCTTGAAATGTCAGCATTGCTATTAATTTCATACCCCCAATTAATTTATACTGAAAGTTTTTTAATAATAAATCTTTATAAATATTAAATAATGGATATTGATCAATTATCGTTAATAAAGTATTACTAATTCTATAACTTTGTAAAGTATCAACTGTTTTTGATACTTTTTTTGCTAACTTTTCTTGAGTATCTTTTTTGCTTGTAATTATTGGTGTATAAATCGCTTGTATTTGAATAGTAAAAGGCGTTGCTTGAATGCTATCACTACTAAAATCACCTGCTTCTAATGGTTCATAAGGTATATTGCTGACATTATTAAAGTCAAAGTCGCTTAAAGCAGTAAATTTAAATACCGTTTCTGCCTCTGCTTCTGCCTCTGTCGGTTTTTTTAATTTCAAATATTCATTTGTATATATTTTAAAATTAATTTCTTGAGGAGGTTTACTGGTAAATAATCCCATTTGTCTGTCTCCTAGTGACTAAAGCTATTCATAAATGCAAGCGGGTTGCTCATGTTGTTTTTTCCACTAAACACATCTACAAAATCTTGCGGTGATTTTACCGCCGGTAATGATACGTTACCTATGCTAATACTTTGATTATTTGTCTTGTTAGTGACATTGCTAGTTTGATTATTTCCAAACCCAAGTTTATTTGCAACGTATTCATAACCTTGTTTTAATTCTTGCTTAGGTCTTTCGTAATACATGGCTTGTGTCATAACCTTACTAGCATAAGCCGACTGCCCTGTCTTTTTCCATTCGTTAAATTCTTTCATATCACCATGCCAGTAAGCCAACGCACCTGCTATATTACCACCACTCATTTTCATAGCTTTCGCCAATCTTTCATCCCTAACTCTTTTATTAATAGCAGGATTAAATAATTCTTCGTCCGTTGGTGTATAACCTAAGACATCTTTCGCAGCGTCCTTATGAATTTGATATAATCCAAACGCCTTACCTTTATCGCCAACGGCTCTTGCATTGCCTCCACTTTCTATTGATAATTGGGCTTTTTGTATTAAATCATTGGCATTAGGCAAATCTTGTAATTGATATTCTAAATTATTTTTAGTTTTCCCGCCCCCAAGAACTTCATGTAAAGCATTATATACTGGTGGTACTGCTTTTTTAATTACTTGATTGGTAAAATCTTTACTAACTCCTATCAGTTTATTAAGCATTTCTAAAGCTGGCACTAATGTTTTAGTTATAGTCTCCGCAAGGGGTAAAAATGCGGTTCCCACGGATAATTTTAATTTATCAAATTGCTGTGTCATATCTTGCAAATCTTCGTTCAATTTCATAAAATCTTTTTTGTCTTTATCCCCCATAATACCAACTTTTGCTTTTCCTTGCAATTTTGCGTATTCTTCATTTGATAATTTGAATAACGGCAATAGTTCAGCAGTTATATTTAAAGTTGCTAATATAGTTCTTTGTTGTTCGTCCGTCTTTCCTTGCATTGTTTTGCGTAAATCACCAATAATATCTACAGTGCTACGCAGTGAACCGTTGCTATTTCTCGCACTTATACCTAGTCTATTTAAAGCCCCCGCAAATTGAGGATTTGCACCTGTATTAAGTGATATTAATTGTTGTTCCATGGTAGCAAATAAATTATTCATGCTTTCAACTGGTATACCTAATCTTTTCGCCATATTGCCAAATATTTGTAGGTTTGTAGTCGAAACACCTGTTATATTAGATAAATTATTTAATCTTACAGCCGTGTCTTTTAATCCCATGACAAGGTCACTAATACCCTTTACCGCTAACACCCCGCCAATTGCTACCGCTACAGTTTTTAAACTTTTAGCAAAATTATTAAATTTTGCAAACGGGATACTTTTATTTAACTTTTTAAAAGCGTTATCGGTTTTTTCAGTGCTTTTTTTTAAATTTTCATGGACTTTGTCAGCCTCTGAAACCATTTCTTTTAATTTTTTCTTGGCATCTTTATTATCTACAATAAATTGCAATATAAACTTATCTAAAATATTCTCAGCCATTTTTAACTCTCTTCTTGGTTATTTTCATGAATTATCATATTATTATAATTGTTTGTTAAGATAATGTCAAATAATTGAACACAATTATTATATGAAATATTCATAAAATCTAAATAACCACATATTTTATTAGTAATTAAAGCCCCAATTATATGAGGCATATCGTACTTAACCACCCCGTAAGTATTTAATTTTTTGCTTGGGCTTCTTGTGAATTTTCGCCCGTTAGTTCCAAAAAATCGTTATACACCTCCGCAAACGTGAATTTTAATACTTCATATATTAATTTGCCTAACACGACTGGGCTTTTAACATACAAGTCAATATTTGTATCTATTGATATAATTTGCCCTGCTCCATTCAATACTTTTACATGAGATAATATTAAATTATACAAATCTTGCAATTTGTCTAAACTTGCATTGCTTAATATTTCATATATAGTATCAGTAATTAATACTAAGGGAGTGATGTTGTTAATTGTAACATCATCTTTTACATCAGCCGTTTGTAATACTAAATTAAGTGAATTGACTAACTCATCTTTGCGAATATTTTTAAATAACATTGGCAAGAATTTCATTAATACTGTCATTGCTGACATTTCTTGTATAATAAATTCTTTTTCTTGCTTTCTATCTTTTATTGTGATTTTTTGTATGTTCATTGACATAATAGTGCCTTTCTATTAATAATAATGCCTAAAGAAACTATAGAAACAAGTAGGCATCTTGCTTGTCAGTTCTAGCAACCTATCTATAGTTAATTTATTATAGTAGTCCCGCTGCGCCCGCTGCTAAACTAACTACAGAACCAAGTGTGGTTTCGTTAATATCACTTGCATGAAATGTAAAAGTCACTTCTTGTAATTTCTCCAAAGCCTCATAACCTTTATATTTAGTTACAAATACACAACCATTGTAAGTCGCTGTATAAAAGTTTGATGGACTTGTTACTGTAATGGTTGCTGGAGGTGGTGCTTTTAATATTTTCTTTGGTTTCAAAAAATCAATTAAAGACTTAGTCCCAGTTGCATTTGCTTGCAATGTTATTTTGCCTACAATTATACGAGGTCTGTACGCCACAGTCATAATACCGTCCATTGTCATTTCAGTGTCAACATCTTCCACATCATCAATTTGTATAACTTGATTTATACCAAATCCTTCTGCTAAAACAATTGGTACTGTATTTAAAGGTGAAGCTACAGTTAATATAAAATCGGACGCCGTAGCATTTAATATAACACTCATGGTTTACTCCTATGCTATATAAGTATTAGTGTTGTTAATTGTAAAGAACCCGCCATTGTTTGCATACCAAATTTGCACTTTCATTGCAGGGCGGTTGGCTCTATCCGCAGGTGCTGGAGGTGTAATTTTAATATAATAACCATTACTGGTCAATTCACCACTAATGTCAATACCCGCTTGTTGTTTCAATATTGCTTTTTGAGTTTCATCAAATACTTTACCAGTTTGCTCAACTCCATTATTCAATGCTTTATTCATTACATCAATAATAGATGTCTTCAACAAGGCTTGACCTATTTGTCCATAATCTAATTTACCTACACTACCCAATAAAGTCGCTTCTGAAATTTGTATTTGGTCTGCTAACCACGCGTTGTTTGCTTGATTGTCCATGAATTTATAAGCACCGCTTATGTACCCATTACATGAAAATCTAAACTCGCTATTTGCACTATTAAAATTACCATAAAAGTTTACTTTTTTTTGTATCAAAGCCTCATACTCTGTGTCTGTATTTGCACTAACAGTTAATCCACTTTGTTGTTTGTCTGATAATAATATAGTAGAATTCGCCGCCGTATAATCAACTCCCGCAATCATGCCCGCAAAAAAAGCCACATGCGTATAATTATTATAAAGAATTGAAACTCCCGCATAATTGTATTCATCCAACACGGCTTTCATTTGACTATTATTATTAAGTGAAACCATGTTTGCCTCGTTGCTCCAAGCAATATAATTATATTTAGGGAATTTGCCATTGCACCAATTTGCCAACGCTAAAAATTCTACATACCCGATTTCTGTACTTACATTCCATAAGGTTGTAAAAGAATACCAGTTTTTTGTAACTAATAATATTTTTTCCATATTTTCAGCAGGTGTTAAATCTACTGAACCTTGAGATAATACCGCAGCGTCTGATTGTTTTAACTTCAATAATGAACCAAGCCCAACCCCTGTACCATCAGTTACGTAACCAACTGTTGATGTACCACTTGTAACAGCATTGCTAATCGTAAAAGCCTCAGTAATGCTATCATATACCACTGTTGCGTTTGTTAAAGTTCCGCCCCTTATTTCAGCCTGTAATAAACTTGCTACATTTGATAAACTTGTAGCACTTGACAAATCAATAGTAGTTACATTTACAGTAGCCCCGTCAAATGATAATTCTAAAGTTCCCGCAGTTACCGCTTTTAATGCACTTAATTTATCAATCCCTACAATACCACCACGAATGTACGGTGCTACGGCTGTATCAATATATCGTGCAAATCTAATAAATCTTGGTTTAGATGGGCTGTTATCGTAACTTTTAAAATAACTTTCAGCAAATTTATATTCATCACTTGCTAAGCCAAAATAATCGCCAACTAATTCGGCAGAAGTAAAAGGTAACACGGATTGTGTAGCATTGTTTGGTATTAATTGATTTTTTGTTAGCACTGTAGTCACCAAATCAAGACCAGTGGTACTAACATCAATAACAGCATTGGTTATTGAGATTAATTTATCTAATGATATCGCTGCCATTTATCTATTTCTCCTTAAATTAAATTGATGGTGCATACTCTAATTCATTATCAAACAATTGAGTTGCCAAAGGTATATCAGTAATTGCACTATTACTGAATAACTCAAATTTAAATGTAAACCTTTTAATAAAATTCTCATTATCTAAAACATCAGATAAATTGACTATACTAAAATATCTACCCACACTCGCATTGTATGGTTCTAAAAATTGATTGATTAACCTACCGTTTACTACTGTTCTCATAATCTTAGCATTTTTCTCAGCATAATCGCCGTAAAAATCCAGTTGTATCGTGTTTATGTCACAGGCTATTATTGTGTAACTTTCAGTCTCTTTGTTATATATTTCAAGAGGACGCCCCGTTGTGTCACTATCTAATTTTGTTATTACTATAAAATCGCTGTCTTGCGGTATAAATGAATTATTTTGAAAGCCCTCAAATATGTTATTTTTATGTGTGTATAATGAGTTTATTTTAGTTACCGCAGGTGTTTGACTAATTGTTATTGTATTATTTGTCTTTGCTGTTACAAAACATGGATTAGGTATATTCTCACCTATTATTACATCCCCAATATTTATATTAGTAGTAACTATATTTGTAATAATATTACTACCTGTAGTTAAATTACCACCAGTCTGATTGCCCGTAAAAGTAACTAGCATATCATAAACTCCAGCCAAATTATCTGATGTTATATTCATTGTTGGCACCCTATAACACTACTCCAACCAGTAGCATACTTGCTAATAACTTGTACTATTTTATATTCTAAATTATCACACACAATATAATCTCCTGCCTCTGATAATGCTTTGTTAAGCCCTGTTATTGTGTCTGAATTTATGTAAAATTTTTTATATATTTTAGTTAAATTGATATTATTAATATGCTGTAATTCTTGAGTATTTGCTAAATAAACACGGGCTTTTGTATTCACAGTTATATAAATTGGTGTAATAATGCCTTTATTATTTACATTACCGTTAAACAACTTTAATATAATATCAAACTCAGGTGTAATGTTATTTAACACAGGTGTTACTATTTTATGCAAATTTAACCCAGCCATCATATTACCTCATATGCCACAGATTTTGACATCTTACCAGTATGAACCAATGGTTTACCCGCTCCGCCTTTTATCGCTATAGTCAATGGATGGTTTGCTTGAAATTCTCCATCTTCTATCATCTCACGAATAGCACTTTCTACAATCTCACCAAATATCGCTAATACTTTATCTACATCGTATTGATATTTAACTATCAATTTATCTATAATATCAGCCCATTTGTTCTCGTTCTCAGTAGCAGTGCGTTGCATAAAAGGACGGGGCGGGATATTAATAAATTTTGTGCTATCTTTTAAATGAAAGCCGTATTTATTAAACAACGCTCTAGTCTTGTCAGTAACTGGTACTTTTGCACCATACTCATTAATAATTGCTATTTTAGAAATTTCTTTTTGCAAGAAACCCACATTTAGCATTTTTTTGCTAGTAGCAAATTTATTAAGTTTAGTTAATAAATCACTATTCTTAACTCTTTGAATTTTACTCACCGTATGCCACCCATGTACTCCAACCTTGTTGCTGTATTATAGCCCAACACAAAGCACCATATTTACTTTGGTTCCACCAAGCACTCGTTTTTGTAACTTTAGTATTAAATTCAAGAGAAGTGCTAACGTCCCCCTCATTAGCACTACTAATCCTACCCACTAAAGACGCACCCGTGCCATCAGCACCGTATATTGTTGTTAATATATGTGCCAACACAAGACACGCCCAGTAATACTGTTCGTTCTCATCACTGTATTTTTGAATAGCCCATTGATAAAAACTTTTAGCATTATAATTAAACAAATTAGTTAATTTTGTGTTATCAATATTTGCAAACTCAGGATAATCTAATTTGAATTGAGTAGGATTAAATGCTAACATTATTTAACAACCACTTCAGGTGCTTTATAATTTTTCAAAGTAGGGTCAATAGGGTCAGTAGGCATTTTAACATCCTTTGTTTCTTGATACTTAGCCTTTGCTGATTTGTCTTGTTTGTCAGCAAATATGTATCCTTGATTAATAATATAAGAATACTTTGTTTTTATTTCATCCCAAACAGCGTCTTCTACATAAGTCATACCGTAAGCGTCACCCAACCCTAATTGCACAGCCTGAATATTAGCTCCGTTAATTATTACAGAGCCACCGTTTGTCAAGGGAAACTCTACATCCATATATTGCCTGTTAACTATATACATGTTTTTATCCTTTTATAAATAATTAAATGCCAGTCATCGTTGCAATCGCAGCAGGTAATCTAATGATAGCACCCGCAACACCAGAACTTATTTTTTGTTTAATTGTAGACATCCCTACAACTGTATTACTAAACAATGCTTGAAAAGTAAATCCATTTGATACAGTATCTACCTCGTCTACTTTTTCTAATATTAATTGAACCAAATTACCGCTGTCAGCATCACTTAATCTATATTGACTTGCAGTTACTACGCGAATATTTGGGAATGTACCCTTAATATATTCTAATGCCGTACGTCCGTAAACATTTGGTTTAACCAAATATACTTGGTCTTGTGGTGATAATGCCAATATCATCGGTGTTGTAGTGTCCAAATTAACATTATTTGCTAATTTAGATACTATACCATTGAACATTAATAAAATATCATTTGCAATTTCATTATATTCTTTATATTTCCATTTTGCACTACTTGGCTTTGAAACACTTGCTACAGCAGGTATAGCAGGATTAAGGTCACTATCATTCAATAAACCTCTAACTTCTTTTGCTCTAGCAACGCCATTGAAAAATATATCATTTTGTACTAATACTATTTTTCTCGCCGCAGCCTCTCTTTTTAGAGATATTGCGTCTATTTTGGCAGCCGACAATGTAGCAACTTCCAAATCACCGTAATTAATAGCAGTACTGTATCTATATACACCTCTGTTTTCTAAATTTAAGTTAATATCAGAAGTATTTGGCTCATCTCTATCATCATAATCACTAACGTTACCACTAAAAGCAATTGTTGGGAATGACATTGAGTTAGTTTCTAAACCACCTTGTTGATAATCGCCCCCAATTTCTCTAAATGCCACTTTTTGCGTAATCGCTTTAATAACTTGATTTGTATAAATAGTAGTCATAAAAGCAGGTACACCAGAACTTGGCGTGTTAAATGAAGCGTCTACACTATCCATCGCAATTTTAATATGAACCGCTTCTTTTCTATCTGTTGCTAAATATTGTGGATTGTCAGCAAATACAATATTTAAATTATCTTGATTGTAATTATTATCAAAAATTACTTCAGAAGCGGATTTTATTCTTTCTAAATCTATGTTTTTCATTTTAAACTCCCATAACATCAGATACGTTAGATATTTTCACCAATTGACCTGCTGTTAATTCAGAAGCCACACTAATAAATTTAAAATTAGTTTTTGTATAAGTCGTCATTGTACCACCAGCATCAGCCACAACTTCACCAGTTGTATTATTGATATACACAGCCGAACCAGCAACCACAGGATTTGAACCAACCAAAGTCACTAATTTAACATAAAAAATACCACGGTTTGCAACTTCGCAAGGATATTTATTAAGTATTTGTAACCCCGAATTAGTAGTAATACCTTGTGTTAAATTGATGTTAGAATTATTACGAACAACCATCCCCGCTAATTGTGTATTAGTACCTTTTGCCTGTGCCACTTGATTATCTGTACCATCTACTAGCCAAACAAAAGTACCAATTTTTACTCCGTTAGTTTCATTTACAATATATCCATTTGTTGGATAAAATACAGTAGTTACAAACCCACCTTCGTAACCTTGTGCTAAATCCAACAATGCTTCTTTTTGAAATGCCATTTTATAAGCCCCTTTCTTTAAGTGCTGTTTCTAAATCTAAACTACCATTAACACTATCGTGTGCCAATGTAGTCAATTCTTTTTTATTAATATTTAATACACTTACTGCTACTTTTTTCGCATTAGTATCAAGCCCATCAAACGCTATTTTGTTATCTTTTAGTACTTTACTATACAAGGCGTCAGCACTATCAAACGCTGTGCGGTTTATCACACCAATATGCTTTTCGCACAATTCTACAGCCTCGTTATATTCACGTAATTGTTTATTAATCTCATTCTTAACTAACAATTGAAGTGAAGCACTGTCCATCGCTGTTTTTTTATCATCTTTTTCGTCTTTGTCTTCATCTTCCGCTTTTTTATCTTTGTATTCTTCTTCTTTTTCTTCATCCTCAGCAGGTGTTAAAAATTTAAGAAGTCTTTCTTTTAGTTCTGGGTTTTCTTGTAGCATGTCTATGATTTTATCATAATCGCTACCTTCTCCAGCCTCTTGGTCTAGTGCTATTTTTTGTTTTGGCATATCGCCTCCTCCTTTTGTTAATAATGCGTTACTGTCGTTAATTATCGACTTAGTATTCCTTGGGTTTTCCACATGTGCCACATGGTTTGCAGATAAATCCGTCATAATTATATCATATGTCTGCTTTTCATGCACCCCACTCTTAACTACAGGCGTATATCTATAACCCGCAGATAATCCTTTTTTACCTCTTGCCTCAATTTGTTCTACCGCCTCTTTATCCCAAAGAACTATAGAACAAGTCAAATCCTTGCCATCAAAATTAATATCGCTTGATAATGTACCAATAACATTGCTCTTAGGTATATCGTCAGCATACACTACTAAATGAGTATCAAGTAACGGCATGTCTTTAAATGTGTCTTTGGCTTTGTTTATTTCGTCGGCAGGACGGTATAGTTTATATATTTGGTCGGCATCTAAGCCCAATGATTGATAGTTAGGTATTTCACGTCCCAAGTATTCAAATACTCCTGCGGACGTAATAATACAATTTGCTACTCTTGTGAATTCATTATCGTCTATGGTGCGTTGGCTGTCATTAGCAATGGTGTGTTCTTTTTTTGCACTAACCACTTTTTCTAATACAGCCGTAGCATATGCGTATTTATTGCTAATATTATTTTTTTCAGCATTAGCAATAGCCTTATCCCACACACCCTCTAACTTTTGTGTAGATATATTTGTCTTTTTGTGTATTTTTTTTATCAAATCACTTGGCATCTTTTAAAATCTTTAAAATAATGCCTCGTGATAATCTTTGGAGAGTTCTCGAATCGTTTCACAACGTTTTGAGGCATTTGTTAATTTATTATTATTAATATATCATAAAATCAAACATTTGTCAACTTTTTTATCAAATTTCTAAAATTGGCACAGAATAACAATTACAGTTTATTTTTTCCGCAGGTTGTATATACTCACCGTCAATATAACATCCTTCTTCAAGATTGTATATTTTATTATTAGCCTTGAGATGTGATTGCCTTGGTTCTTTGCTTGCTGTACTATGTTTCCATTTTGCTTTAGTAAATCCTAAATCCAATTGCCTCGCTCTATTAATAACATTAGTAGAGTAATCTAATTGATTTTTAGCAATTAATTTAACTCTTTTTTTATTTATTGTATTTATTTTAGATAA